TTATCTCCGGCGGCAAACGTGTCACTAAGTGATGTACCATTAATTTCTGCTGTGCCATTAACCATTGTAATCGAAGCAGAGGTTGAACCTGAGAATGCTATGTTTTGATAAACTTCTTCGCCTTGAATAAATCGACCAGTCCAATTTGAAAGTGTAAGGAACTCGTGATTATTATTTGTTAGAGTAACCTCACCTGAGGATGCACTAAACTGGTGACGATATAAAGTAAATTTCAAATCTTCATCTTGTACTGATTTCCAAGCTCTGTTATTTGTCGATGTAAAGAGAACACCGTCACCCCAGTCTTGTACAACTGCTTGGCCGTTTGTTTGGCCTGGTGTCAAATCAGTTCCACCAACTTTAGATGTAAACGCTAAATAATTAGGATCGTTTGCATCAGGTTGAATAACGATTGCATATTCTTTTTCAACATCTAAACGTATTGGAACTGCAAAGTTAATTGCTGTAACTAATGACGCGTCATCTGAAACATTAACATCAGATGAGTCTAAATGAGTTTTAGTAAATGGTATAATAACTGGTGAAGGATACCCATTGATAACCTCACGTAACATAACAGTTACACCATTATAATCACTTTTACGTTTGAAGAATAAGTCAACCTTTGATGCAAATATTGACGTTGCTCCTTTACCCATTCCTTCTTTAATAAAGAATGTTTGAGCGAGAGGGTCAATTGCGAATGGTCTTCCAACAACTGTTCGAGTAGTTGACGCTCGTATAATTGAAGTTTCAGGCATTCTTACTGATGATGTTAAACTAACTTTATCAATATTAATGTTATATGCATTATATGATAAATCACCGCGTGATGTTTTTGAAGAGTCAATGTTACCATATGTATCAACATCAACTACCGTTAATTGTCTTTCACCCACGAAGAATGTACCTGCTGGTAATTCAAACACGGCTCTTATTACACCGTTAGCGTCAGTACTAATTGGTGCTCCAAGTGCGCCAAATTTTTCAACATCTCTTGCTCTTGTTGCCTCGGTAGTTCCAGGACGTACATTGTTGTCGACCTTGACTTTATCAAAGAAGAAGTAATGTCGAGTATTAGGGCGTAAGCCTGACATATAAACTTTAATATCTCTTGCTCTCATATATGGTTCAAATTGAATATCAGATACAAAATCACCAACCGATTGATTTTGTGTAGATGTTGAAACATTAAGAGACGTATTCTGTGTTGTAGTTGATGTAATATCTTGCCAAATATTATTTCTAATATTCCTACGTATTCTATTTGTACCTGTAACTACGTCACGTGTCATTGGAATAAATGATTGTAAATCGTCGACGAAGTTATTAAATGGCGTTGCTATATCAATGTCTAATCTCATTGGATTAGTTTCTACATCGTGAGCCATATCGTGGTCTGGTGATAATTGACCAACACCGTCATATGACCAATAGTTTGATACACAGTTTCTAAAGTTAGTAGCGTATGTTTGAGCTAATACAGATTTATTATCATTTCTTACAATAGAAGCTACGTCTGCATCATTCGTTGTTGGGAATATTGACGCCGATGAAGTTGATTTATATTTTAAATCTAATGGGAATGTTCTTAATGCAGGAGTAAGAGTTTTTGTATCACCTCTGATTGCCGCATTAAAGTTAGGGTTTTCCAAATTAGAAATATTAGTATCATTAAATGGATCTACTAGGATACCATTTTTAAATCTTGTTAAACCATTCTCGTCAACGATATTCATATTTTGAGTTTCTTGTTCAAGCTGACTTAAGCTAACATAATACTCTAAATTTTCTACTCGTTTTTCAACATCTGAAATATCATTCATTGTGTATGTTTTTGTACCAGCTGGTTTTGATGTTACCGCATAATATGATTTACTTTGATTAAGCGCTTCTGCTGGTGATAATGCCGGATATCCTGGAATTGTAATATGAGCAACTAGGAATTGGTCAGAACCAACCTTTGGAGGTGAAGGGAATGTTTCTTCCTTACCTTGAACGGTGGTAACTTTACCGTATGAGTCAATAATAACTGCATCAATACGAGAGTTCCAAGTTTCAACATCAGATGATACATCACCATTAATTTGTGGTATAACATAATCATTAGAACTAAAGGTTGGTTGTGATGCTCCAACATTAGCAGAAATAACTGAGGCAGCTCCAGCTGTCAAAGCTGTGTAACTAGCACCTGCACCAAGATCAGCATATGGTCTAAAATCAATACATTCTCTCAACCTATATGTTGTACCTGTAGTTGATTTAAATATACCCATGTCTGATGTTCGTATTTTTTCAGAAGGTAAAATAACTGTTGTATCATCAACTGGATAACTTGCAACAGTAAAGAAATTTGAACCGGTTTGAGAACCGCTAATTTTAAATACCTTAAGTTGTACAGTACATGTACCTGCTGCTGGTACTGGTCGACCTGGGATAAGTTCTATAAATGATATATCATAAAAATTATCTTTTTGGTTTGTATTTAATCTAAAGCTATCAGTAAAATCATCGCCATTAATGTCTTCAATACTTGTAATACTATATACATCAGGGAAACCTAAACTATATTGAGATTTATTAGTTGCATATGTAAATTTAATATATGGATTAACCAATGATTTATTATATGCTGTTACATCTGTATTATTAAATATTCTTTTATTATAGTAGACATCGGCCACAGGATCTGAATTGTCTGCAGGGTCTAAACTAATTGTAAGAACTGAATTATTTAATGATGTTACGTAACTTAAAACATTAATGCGAGTATTTGACGCATCAACTACAACGATATCTGTTTGGTCAACCGCGAAGTCTTCATTTCCGTTAGCCGCGTTAATAACAATTTCATTACTTGAAACTGATACGCTGGTTGCAAGAGTACGAATAGGAATAACCAAATCAGTTAATGCCTTAATGCTTCTTGAGCCTGTGTCAAATATCATTGGTGCATCGTTTGTACCTTTGATTTGTGAACCGGCTGGAATTGTAATTTCACCGGCTGTACCAACGATTTTTTCAACATTGGCAAATGAATATGATGGATATAATAGTTTAACACCAAATAAGTACAGTCTTGTAGGAGTAATATTTTTAGCAAATGCCTCACCAATTTTTGTACCGTTTGCACGTTGTAATTCTAATGTTTCGTAATTTAATCCGATAGTACCAGCAATAGTGGTAACATCAACATATGATCCATAATTAAGAGATGTTGACTCATTAGTTTGTAGGGTAGAAGTTGATACATCAGAAATTATAGTATCTTGGAAACCTTTGTTTTCAACTTTATAACCTTTGATATAAGCTGAGCCTTTTCCAACGAGTGCAGTAAGGTCAGTTCCACGACGTTCTACTAATACTTTGAAATCATCAACGATATAATCACCATTGGTTTCATATGTACGTTTGGCTAATTCTTCATTAATAGAATTAAACTGTGCAACGTCTCTAAGTGTGACTGCTGATCCATTTTGGTATCTGATTAGCGTAAAGAACCCTGCATCAATATCAGCAACAGCAGTTGATTTAGCACTTAATACTGGAACCATTTTAAATCTGTCTGCGCCAGGAGCGTTTTCGTTTTCTGAACCGTTCGCATTATCGAATAGACTTGTATCTTGTAATGAGCTTATGATTGATTCAGTAACTTCATAACCAACTGATAAGTCATTAGGTAAATTAGTATATGGAGCTACGATAAGAGTTTGGTCAGCAGCGAATAAGAAATGACCTTTTTGGAATACAACACCTGCCGCAGCTTGAATACCAAATGATTTACCAGTTGAGTCAGGTAAATTAGTTACCTGTGCTGTTGCCACGTTAAGCTGAGTTTCAATAAGAGTTGAACCGTCATAACGATACTTATTGATAGTTAAAGGTTCACCAGACTCAAAGCTTTTAACATCTGATGAGTTTGTATTTAAGTAATTAATAAAGAATGTATTAAGATTTGGTGGACGTGTTTCAAAACCTCGGGCAGCAGATATGATTGAAGCTATCAATCCAGTGTTATCACCCTCAACCTCGTATTTAGTTTCAATAGACTTTGTAGTTCCACTAATTACTTCATCTTGGATAACAGGAATATAAGCCTCAGGATCTGGTATTGAGTTTGTTAGTTTAACAAATTCTAATCCATCTAGGCTTGTAAAGTTACACCCTTTAACAATACTACCCTCTTGGTAGATATTATCACCAAATTGCTCAACTTGATTTTGAAGAATAGTTTGTAACTGAGTAAGCTCTCGAGCTTGGACAGCGTAAGCAGGTTTAAACAGAATTTTATAAAACTGCTTTTCTATATTGAAATCATCAAAATATGGAGCAATATTTAAATTTTTATTAATAGGCATCTATCATGTTTCCTTAAAATTCTAATACTAATTTGTATTCTTCCCGTGAGGTTCTTGTACGAACGAGAGGAACAAAATCTTCCATGAAGTATACTTGCCCACTTCTTTGGATGTAATCTGATTCTATCGTATTATTGGCTTGTGGACTATTTATTATAATTCTCTGACCCGTAGAATTAACAATTGCAGCAGTTGGGTCAAATGATATATCGTTATTTGCTTGGTTAGTAAATGGACCCATATAGTTTGAGATATACGCTGTGTTAGCTGTATCGTCAACCTCGTGTATTTTACCAGTAAATGTAATTTTATTTGATGAGTCTAATTGAGTAACAACATCACCTTCAATAGCATATATGATGTCGTTTGTTACAATTTTAATTCTATTATCAAATACGTCTGGTGTATTTGCGGTATTGGCTGAAGCACTCACAAATTCTGGATTTTTAACAATACCAATATTAGAGTAACTGCTTTCTGAACCAATTTGATTATTATCAGTTTCTGTAATATATCCATATAAAAGAATATGACTACAATATAATTCATCAATAAAGTTATAACCGTGTCCACCGAATGGTGAAAGAACTGGTCTTAATTCTACTCTAACATCAACAGAGTTAGGATCTTCTGGAGCAAAATCAAACTCAGGATCTTTAACTGATGCAGTTAAATTAGTATAACCACTTCCTGGGTTAAGGATAATAATATTTGTTATTTGTCCATTAATTACCTCTGACTTAGCAATGCAGCCACTACCGTCTCCCTGTAATTCAACAGTTGGGATAATTGAAAATGTTGCAATGTTTGAAACACCGTCACCGCGTGGATCACCAATAACTCTTGCTCTTCCAAGTCCTGAATTTGGCTCATATTCATATGTATCAATTTTATATAGGTAGGATACGCCGTCTGGATTGGTAGCATATATTGTCATACCTGCATAAAAATTTTGAATTTGGTTAATATTAGAAGCTCTTAATAACATATCACCAGAGTTTGAAGGTGATGCTGCCATAAAACCATCTAAAGAAGGATAACCATTGTTATCAACTGGGTTTTCAATAAAGATGTCTGATAACTCTGAGCCATATACAACAGCAGCAGAGTTTGCATATGGGTCTGGATTTATTTCAAAATCAACAGGTAAAGGGATATAACCGATTGCGTTATATGCTTCAAACTCATTTGATTCAATAGCATACATAAATTTCCATACGTATTTATCAGCTGTTCTATATATTTGGTCTGTTGTAAATGCATTCCAGTTTGGTGGAGCAGATGAAGCGCCGCCATTATTGTTATATAAACATTTAAATACTCGATAGTCACCAGTATCGTTATCGTTTGGACCTACAACAGCGTAAAACTTTTCACCATCTAAATCAATCCTATCATCGTATTGAACGTAAGTAGCGTCTTTCTGCCAAGGATGGTATTTAATCATAAACTTAGTATCAGATCCAAGAACCTTTTTACCGAACACTGTATTTTCTAAAAACTCATTTTTACTATACTGTGCATTGGTCGCGCTTTGGCGTGTATCAGTTGTAATAGAAGAAACGAATACATAAAAGTCGTTATTCTGAATGTCTGTCATAAACATTCTAGTTGTATCATTTTTTAATTTTGTAGTAAGTACTTCTGCCATGTCACCTAGCCTGCCTCTTTGTAATATTTATAAACAATTTACTAACCTCTTCTACGTATATTAGGTCTTGGGTAAACTTTCCCAGATGCAGGTCTTGTTTTAAAATTTTGTTTTGGAAGTGTATTTCCATCTATTGGTCGCTGATTAATCCATCTTAAATATTTGTTTGCCGCGCCTTGTAAACTATTTCTATCATACGCATCGTCTGTACCAGAGTCATACATGGCATTCATAGTTGCGTTATTAAGTAACCAATCCTCTGCCTCTTCCTGAGTTATCCTTGGCCAAGACTCTGCAAGCAATGCAACAACTCCTGCCACCTGAGGGCCAGACATACTTGTTCCTTGATACTTACCTAATTGGTATGAACTATTTCTAGCATCATTAGTACCACCTGAGTGCAAACTACTTTGAATTGCTTCACCAGCTGCGTAAATATCAACTTGGTTACCGCAGTTACTAAACGTTGCTTTAACTTCATTAACATTATTTGATGTAGCGCCAACGTTAATATTTGCATTAAATCCTGCAGCCGAACCTGTACCACGGTTTAACCAATAAGTTTGGTCAAATCCATAATATTGAACTTGATATGTATTATTCCAATCTTGGTCGGACTCGTTAACAGTTTTCCAACTATCATTACCTGCTGAACATACAATAATAATTCCATCGTCAATAGCATCTTGTTGGTCAGCTTGACGTGAAGTAAAATAATATGGAATATCCATTTGTAAAGATGGTGCATAACAACCACGAGCTCTTAATTCAGCGGTAGTTAAATCACGTCCTGGACTAAACTCTGTACCTCTGTATGTAATACTTGTAATGTTACCAAAATTATCTGCGGCTGAACCAACAGGTATAGAACTACCATAACTATTATTTGTAATAGTAGGATTTCGTCTACCTGTTACAGCGTTAACTGCTTTTGTATTATGCCATTCCCTAATGTAATCCCACATCCTTGTACTTGATAAGCTATTTGGATTTGAACCATAAGGGCTAATGTTATAGATGTTTGCGCCTCTTGCCCAGCCTTGAGTATTACCAGCAACCGTTCCTGCGCAGTGGCAACCATGATTGTTATCTGCTTCATCTGCAACATTCGTATATGAACCTGAACGATCATATGTATAAGTTCCATTTGAACCACCGGTAACAGCGTTTGTTAAGGAAAACCAATTAAATTGATTAATTCTGGAAGCGCCGTTTGCAGACTCTTCATAATAATGTTCGCCTGCATCGTTATCCTGAAGCATATCTTGCATCTTAGCAAAATCAGGTTTACTTAAAACTGGTTCAAAGTATTTTTTAAACAAGGCATGACCCAATGGGTTATTTGCCAACATACCTGCCGGTGTTTTTAAAGTGTCGTCCCATTCTGGTGAAAGACTTCCTCCATCCCAGAATTGACTCATATCCCACATTGACCAATTAACTAAATAAGTATATTCTTTATATGCAACCGTAGCTGCTTCAGCATCTGTAGCCCAATCTGTTGAATAACCAGTTGGATCATATAAAGATGCGTCAATTGCTTCTTTCATTGCAAGGTGCAATTCTGTAGTTGTCCAAGAAAAACTAGGATTATTTTGAAGGATCGGTCCTAAAGATTGCATAGGAACTTCTGTAGCACTTCCGGGAACTGCGCCTGGAATACCAAAGTTATGAATTGTATGGAAC